AAGCCCCTAACGGGCAGACCTACCAGATAGAAGGTCCTGAGGGGGCTTCGGATGAAGATGTCCAAGCTGAAGTGATTCGTCAGTTTCCTGAAGCTACTCAAACAGTCAAAGCAGAAGCCCCTGATGTTCCTCTTGCAGAAGGTGGTAACGCTGTTCAAGCTGCTACTGTAAAGAAGGGTTATGGTGATATCTTTAACCAGAACATTGAAGATCAGGGTGGATGGACTCCACAGGCAGAGCAGAGCAATACTGGTATTCTGCCTGTTGATACTGTTAACAATGCCTTGACTGCTGCTGGTGTGCTCGGCATGAGAGGTCTTCAGGGTCTTCAAGCAGGTGCTGAAACTGGTGCTACGATGCTAGATGATGCTTCTAGGCATACGGGATTGGCTGATCTACCCTCTGTGTTCGGTATCGAAGATAAACTCCTGCCGGGCACTGCTCTTATGGCGCTGGCAGAGGCTTTCCCTGCTGGGGGTATGGAAGTAGGTATGGCTCCTGTTGGGGCTAACACTGCTCTCAGAAGTATCACTAATGAAGAACTCAAGGCCACTAAGGCGAGAGGTGTTGCTGGTACAATTGAGCAAGACGGTAAAGAGTTCAAAGGTTTCTTCAATGAACAGACCGGAGAATGGGAATGGGAAGGCAAAGGCCCCGGAGAAGACGCTCTTCGTGCAGAAGCAATGTGAGTGTGTTCTGGTGTTTCACCCAAAGTAAGAATATGGAGTTGATTACCACCGCTTGCGCCGAGAACAAGACCATTAACAGCTCCTGCTGTAGTCAGCCTATTGGCAGGAACACCCCCCATGTTGTCTTTACCAGCGCCGACTCTGCCTCGGTAATCCGGAAGATTGAAAGTAGTAGTGCCGTTACCAGAACCATACTGAGTCCCGATAGCAGCGAAGAGTTCAGACAGGCCGGCTCTTGAGACTTCTTGCCCGAAGCAGAAGAGAAATCCGTTAGGGGCTACAGTGCCTGCGTAATCCATAATACCACCAACGGGCATAGACAACTCAGATTCTTGAAAGAGATTGCCCAGTGGGTCTTCTTCATCACGAGTGCCATCACTATAGACAATTACCCTGCGGTAAGTCACCGAACTGTCAAGAAAAACCAAAGGAATGATCTCACCTGCTCCGACGCTAATAGGATTCTCAGCAGGAATCATTAAGCCACTATCATTGTAGATGGGGGCTAGTACGCTAGTGCCTGTGTAATAAAAGAAAAGTTCGCCTGCGACAGTAGAGCCGCCGGGGCCGATCAGTCTACGCTGATCAAGAAGATGTGGAAAGCTAGCCATATTATCCGATAATCCAATCTGTTCCATTCCAGAAGACTGGACCTGTTTCAGTCCCTCCGCCTGTATAAACTGTAAAAATGTCTGCTGGTGTCAAAGAGACAATATCTGAAACCATAATACTCTGGCCTACTGAAGGCGTAGGCAAAGTCGCAAAAGTAACTGGCTCAGTATTGTATAATGCCTCTACAGCATTTGCGACCTTATCCCAGTATCGTCTAAAGAGTTCAGGCTGAACCAACCAATCAACGGGTAGGCGCGGCAGTTTCTGGAAAGCCATTAATTATTATCCTTAAATCTAGACTTCATTCATAGATGCATAGTCAATACGAAATTTAGCAATGTCAGAGAATCTGAATTCAAATTCTCTTCCGGGGCGACCATAGTTACCTAGGCTTCTATAAGTAACGTCATACTCGTAATTTCCTTTCCGACCCATCTTACAAGGAAAATACTCTGTCCAAGAATAACCATAGTCATCAGACCACCTCATTTCAAGTACAGGATCATGTGTGTATTCAGGAGGCCAACCAGCGTTGATGCGGACATTGACAGAAGCACAGTTTACTCCGTGACCTGTCTCAGGTATAAACCCGGATACCTCACGGATGACTGGAAGAGAGTCCCCGTCTCTATCGCCTTCTACAAGCTCCCAAATAAAACCTTGTTCAGAATCTCCAGCAAAGACCCTATCACCGATCTGCACGCCTAGGTGGGCCTGCCAGTTCAATTTACCATAGGTATCCCATCTAGCCCAAGTCTTCTGGGCTACATCGTAAACGAATGTATTCTCCTCAGTCGTTAAAACATAGAAATCATGTCTACGTAGACGGAAGCTCCAAGCCCTAAAGCTTTGACTTCCTCTGAGAACTTCTTCTACAGACTCATTACTGATCTTTACGGTACTGCCTTGAGCCATTACTACGGCTTTTTTATCTGTTACCCAGAAAAGGCAAGGCCTTCCTTCGTAACTAGAAGTAGCTGTAGTTGATCTATCGACGCACCCTTCCGTGTAGACACGCCCAGCTATTCTCTGGTAAGGGCTGTCTAAGTCGCCGGTTGTCTGCCAGACTTCTACGGAGTTCTGACCAAGGAACCAGATTTCATCAGAAAGTATGTTAATACTTATGATGCTGTCAGGGGTTCTTTCGGCAGTAGCAAAGCTCAAGGGATCAGGATCGGTTTCACCGGGGTTAATCCAATAGAACCTCTGAGAGCCTTGTACTGAAATCAAGAATACTGAATCAATCATAGCAACTGATCCAGCAGGTCTGTCATCAGGCATCACGATAGTTGTGAGAGTGGGGGCTTCATAGCTGTAAGCTGAGCCATTTCTAGTGATAACTAGTCTGTCCACTGTGCCTGCAAACTGGCAATACTCAGTGCCGGGAATACTCCCAACCTCTGTCATTGTGTTTATGTTGTCGTATCTGTAGAGAGTCTCTCCAGCAACAATAAACATGTCACCATCGAAAGTTCCATCCTGTTGCCATATGCCGTAAATGGCTTGGTTTGAGATAGTCTTGAAGAGGCTGAGTGTTGGACGAGAAACTCTAGTCATTCCGTCTGGGGAGAACGGATTGCTCATAAGATACATATTACGCAAACGAATACGAATGCTAATATCAGATAGCTGAGTTTCCCAATCATTCTGCCCCAAAGGAATCATTACCATCCGTTAGGCCTTCCGAAGTTAAAGCTGTATTGAGGATCATAGTAGTCGTTAGCGTAGTACCAGTAATCTCTGTCACCTGTCATACGACTTGTCCTAAGCAGACCTAGTTCACTACGAGCTTGGATTATATTATGGTATCTAGCTCTAAACTGTGTCTTCGATCTACGAAGGATTTCACCACTCTGAGGATCAAGCTGCCTCTCATATGAAGGATTCAATCTAAATGCCAACATGAGAATAAAGAGATCGTCAAATTCTTCTGGGAAAGGAAAAGTATCGAGAATCCCTAGCGGGCTGATCTTCTGCCAGTCGCCGAGGTCTGCTCGATAGAACCACTCTATGTTAGCTGAATTCGTGTTGACTGTTAGATTGAAGTTGCCTTCGATTAGCCGACCATTACCAGAGATAGTAAGAGGGTTTGTAGCAAGGTTCTTCGAGACATCTACAATGGCCACTCTAGCACCATCTTCCGGCATTGGGTGTAGATAGACGGTAGTAGGAGCAGAGAGATTTAGATTGAGTCTCTTATTCAAAGGAATGAAGAAGTTGCCTCCGGGGGTATCTCCATACCAAGGAAAGCCACTAGGCTTATCTATTTCATTCCTACCCAACGGGAGAGCTTCAAGATTCTCTCCCGCTTCATTTCCAAACACACTCTTAACGAGACGATTAAGGTATCTCAGAGCTTCAGACTCTTGAATCTGTGTTGGCTCAACGCCAATAGCGATTAGATTGCTTTGACGATAAGCATCAACGATGATCTGATAAACCGTAGTCATTTGTTTCCTTTAATTAAGTCAGATTCCTTCGAGAAGGTAGGGTCCTCTAAACATCAAGGCAGCATCGTCGGCATAGCCAGCAATCGATCCATGCACCGCGCCAGAATACAGCCCTGTCGCAGCAGCAAACGCCCCGCGATAAGAGTAGAAGTCGATCAATGGGATGTCGTTTGTCACAGCCAGCGCACGAACAGCATTGACATAAGGAAGCTGCACCGCTTCCGTGACGCCGTTGTTATAGACAGGTGTTGCAAGCATCGCGTCACCTGTGACTAAGGCAGCGTCAATCAATGTCTGCAATGCAGTCACCATCGTCGGAATGGCCGTTCCCTGTTGACAATCATTGATAACCCCGCCTTCGATGATCGTTAGATGCGGCGCAACCGTAGATGTAATACTGGCTTTTGGGTCCCAAGGCGCATTGTTATTTACCGCGAGATCGACCGACCTCGCACCGGACGCGCCGATGTTGATGACCTCGACAGCCTTGCGCGTGCTGTTGTAAAAGCGGACGCCGATGATATAGGTGTTCCCGCTCACCCATGCCAATTTCAGCGCGTGAAGCCCGACCGAACCAGCAGCGACGGAAACTGATTTGATCTGCGATGGTGTACCAGCAGCGACAATATTCGTGGCTCCCGCCGAATTGACTTCGTAAGAGATTGTGCCAGAACCGCTTGCCGAGGCGTAATATATGATGACTGTATCCCAAGCCACCAACGGCGTAATGGTTCGGAGGCCCGTTGCGGTGAAATACCATGCCAGCCCGCCAACGACCTGCAAAGCGTTCGTCATGGTGCCGGTATCAACGACGCGGCTATCAGCGCTGGACAAGAATGATCCGGTTGTGTTGGCCACATGTCCTGAGCCAAAGATGGACTGTGTTTCCACCGCCTCACCATTACGAGTCATCATTTCGCCGAAGCGAATAGAGCTTGCGTTCGGGAATTGAGCCGTACCTCCGCTATCAATAACACCGCGCATTGTACTATCACCCCAAACCGCAATGGTTGCATTAGCAAGGCCAGCACGATATCTAGAGAGGGCTGTTCGCCACTTACGGGTATTCGACGGTTTGACGTTCTGAACCACACCATTTGTATTAATGTACATATCAAACGCTGCTTGTAATGCCGCCTGATCCGCCCCAGTAGCAGTAGCAATAGCGCCAGCCATTCCTTTCTGCGCCCAGAGATTCAGAGTCGGTTCGTTGACTTCAGCGCCGACGTTAAAAGGATATACCATTAAATTTCCTCAAGGTTCGAGTGCGAACATATGAAGAGTCGCAGCTACTGGGGTGGGGTTTAGAGATAGCGCCCCTAAAAGAACTGCGAGCAATCCTGCTGAGACTCTGTTAATTTGGAAAGTGCATTGAGTGTTTGAAGGAGTACCAACTACTTGAACATTAAATAGATCAGTAGTCCCACTAGCTACTTGTACAATAGCTGTTACAATAGGAAAAACCCCAGCAGCAAAAGCTGTAGGATACACCCAAGTATATGTAGTACTTGCAGAGGGCATAGTACGGATTTGTTTGCGTACCTTAGAAGCGTGGGTGTGATCTGCCCTAGCAAATTCCTGCGCCATTGCACCTAGGGCGCTTGCGTCTGCAACACTAGGGGGAGTTGTATTCGATGCTTGAGGCATCATAGCTTGAACTTGAGCTTGACTCAATCCGCCACTGCTACCTCCTATCATTACTGCTTAAGAAGCGTCCCAGACGCACCACCAGCAAGACTCACAATAGCTCCGCCGTGGACACCAGTCAAAATAGGGATACCGTAGACTGAACCAGCAGCTACAGGGAAAGCGTTAACTAGCACAGTACCATTTGGATCAGTGACCGTCAGAGTACCAGCAGTAACTGCTACGAAGCCTCCGATACCTGCACCAGTCAAAACGAGACTAGTATTCGCTGCCATAGCCTGTGGATGGTAGCGTTCTTGAATAACCATTAAATTAAGTTCCTTTCAACGATTAAAGAAATAGGGGAGACCATTACAGCCTCCCCTAAATACATTATGCGCCGTTGATACGAACCAGACGACGACGTTCTACGATATTGGCAGTCAGAGCCACATCGAAACGAATCCTGTGCTCACCAGTTGCAAACACCGAATCCTGCCACATACGGACGCTGAGAGGAACCTTAGACAAGCTCTTCCGCGATGCCGTACCAGTTGCAGGCATGATCAGGTCAGCCGTATTAACGATGACCGAACCCTTCTGAATGATCAGACGGGGCTTGAACGAACCACTAGCTGCGCCCAAGAACGTGATAACAGCGTCATCAGCAGGGATTGCAGAAACAGTAGCATTCGCGGTATTAACACCGACGTCACCGCCAGAACCAGTACCCGGAACAACGATAGCAGGGAAGATGCGGACTGCGTTAGCAACACCACCAGCCGAAGCCGTGACATCACCGATCACTCGGAACTGCTGCAACCGAGGAGCCAAACTTGCCTGCAAGCGATTGTCGTATGCGAACACGCCAGCAATCGTAAAGACTTCGCCATCCTTGATCGTGGCGTTAGCACCAAGACCGTCGATGTTGATCGTCTGAGACAGATACTGACCCGGAGCGCCGGAGATAGAGACTGCCTTGTAGTTCACGTTCTGAGTAGCACCGTTGACAGCACCAGTGACAGTACGAGTACCAACAGTCAGGGTAGGAAGCTGCTGAGTAAACCACGTAGGAATACCCGCAACCGATCCTTCCCAGCCCTTACGATAAGCACCATCACCGATATCTTCCAGCGAGCCGCTCTTACCGATAACATCAGCGCCAAGGGCCTGCTTGTCACCATAGGTGAGAACTGCCTTGAGATCGCCATCATCGACACCCTCTTCCTTCAGGCGGGTGTAGGCAGATGCAATGTCGTTAAACGTCGCAACGCTATTGCCCGGAGTACCAGTCCAGTTGTTAGATGCCAGAGTGGCATAGCGGAGAATGTATGCATCAATCTGTTCAGCCAGATTAGTAGCAGCATTCTTTAGGGCTTCGGATTCACGGGCAGCGCCGATATCACGAATCTTAACCCAGTCGCCCCAGCCCATGCTGGAACCAAATACTCGATTAAGCTTATACTGTTCGGAACCATAGATCGAGTCCTGAACGCCAGTCGAGAGATCAGCAACGCCGTCTACCGTCTGGGTAACATTGTAACGCGGACCAACCTGTTCAACAACAGTCAGTCCGTTTCGGTCATTCATTTCACCGTCAAACTTGCGCCACGTAACGAGGTCCTTCGCAAGAAGGTTATTCTGAAAAATCGCAGCAAACGAGTTAAGAATCAGTTTTGCTTGATCGACCTGTACAGCCATATTAGCTATCCTTTATAAATGAGTTAACTTCGCTTAGTCTTGAACAACTTTGCAGCGAAGGCGTCTAGATCGTCTGTATCATCAGGAATCTCCGAAGCACTCACAGCCGCACCTTTGTTGGTGGGCGGAGGAGCAGGAGCATTGCTGACTTTAGGACGGGCTTTTTGCTTCTCATCGTTGGCAAACACGAACTTACTTTCGATTCTACCAAGAGCAAGAGTTGCTCCAGCAGGTCCAAGGTTTACAATTCGTTTTGCTTCATCAATGTTAGAAGCGAGGTAGTAGAGAACATCTGGACCAAAATCCATACTCTGAAGTGTAGTAGTCAGATAATTACTATAAGATTCATCAAGTCCATCGAAAGTAGAAACAAGATTCTGTCCTACTTCTTGGAAATCAGGATAACGCTCCTGGGCGGGGATGATCTTTTCATTCCAGTTAGCTGCTAGAGCCTGCTGGGCTTCCGAGACCTTACGGGCTTCTTCCTGTGCTACTCTCTGAGACTCAACGGCTTTCAACTCTTCCGAGAAGGTATGTTTAGTCAAGTCACGAATGTAGTGAGGATCAAACTCTCCAAGAGGATACTTCTCAGTACCGTCTTCGTTCGTGTCTTCGGGAGTCGGACCACTTACTTCAGCCTTAGGGGCTTCAGTCGGGGTATTCTTTTCAAGTCTCTGAAGAACTTCATTGAGACGAGCTTCCAGAGCATCTGCTCTTTCTTTCTCGACTCTCTTCTCTTCA